ATTTCTGCATTTCCTGCACTATCTAATACAACAGTTGCTTTACTCTCTTGAGCAGTACCTGCAGCATATGAAAGTGTTGTGATTTTTTTTACGTCCCCTTCACTAATAGGACCTACGTTTGCCGTACCATAAAATAATGATACTTCTTCATCTCCAGATGTTAATGTTGCTACTCTTGTAGCTCCATCTTTTACGTAACCAAATTTAGCTGCTTCGAAAGCACTAGATGCGGCTGCGTCACTGTTGATGATAAGCACTTCTTTTTTTGCCATGATAATAAAAATTTAAAATTAAAAATAAAGTTATTCAGTCTGTGAGCTTTCTGCAATATTCGTCTGGTATCTCTGTGACTCTGTGGCTTCTAATAAGTGCTTGACCGTAAGGTCTACTATTTCTTGATGTGTATGATCTGCTAACTCACAATCTACCCCCGAAGATAGAGAAATTTCTACAGGTGTCCTAATGTAATCTGCGTTCAGTCCTTTTAATAGATAACTTTTGTTATTAAAAACTTTAATTTCAGTGTTATTTACTATGCCAATTGCACTATTTGGAGTAGACGTAGCAAAAGGATTACCTAAAATATTATAAGCATCATCGGGTTCAATTATACGCAATGGTATTTCTTTTATACGTTTTACAGATACTTCATCTATTCTACCTGTAAAATCGCTACTTGGGTTAAATCTTAAGACATTATTATTTCCTGGACTATTTGCAGAATCAGATCTCCAATCTGTTATAACTTCTAATTCTATTTGTTTTTTTACTGTATCACTTGTATTGTTCAACATATTAGTAGAACCTGAAGTATAACTAAATGTTGGAGAAGTATTAGAACCTCCAGCTATAACATCATTTAAAGACACTGTTAATGATCCAGCATATCCAGCTGTTCCTTGTGTTGCATCTTTTAATAAAAATGTTACTAAATATTTATTGCCTTTTACAACCCTTATTGAATGTCTAGCAGGATCTGTAGATCCACTAGAATGTTTTAAATGACCGCTTGTTATTGCCCATTTATAAGTACTGGGATCAGTACCTAGACCTAGACTCCAGCTATCTGCGTTACTAAATGTACTATTTGTAACTAGTTCTGGATCAACTTGACAGTCATCATATAATATTTTGACTCTACCGTTTATTAAGAACATGTAATCAGTAGGTAGATCAAAGTCTTCATGATCCGCATAAAGGTCAGGAGTTACTACATCGTCACTATAATCTAATACAGTGAGTATACGTAAATCATCAACTCTTTTTTGCGCACCGTGAAGACCCTGTTGTTTAGGATCTGATAAAGCCCAAAAACGTTGTTTTACAAAACGTTCTTGCATTTTATTTAAAGCAAAATCCATCTCTTCCGGCAAAAATGTGTCGAATGAGTTAGAAGCTACTTTTTGTAGACCCTGTTCTACCGCATGATGCATTTCTTGTACAGTCATTAACTAAATGATTTAAGACGTGCTTTTAAAGTTGTATAAATGCTAGAGTTCTTTTTATCTTTTAAATATAGAACTGCTTCTTCTAAACTATCTCCAAGAGGCTCGTCTCCGTTTAAATATGTATTTCCTACCTGACGTAACACATCATGTGTTAAACAATCTTGTATAAACGCCTGGTGCTCGATATTTTTATCTTGTGCATACATTAAAAACTGTGTAGGATCAGCATCTAGTTCAGTCTCAAGAGTTATTTCTCTTTGAGCTAGATCCATAGATTTAGGACTGTATCCATACACCATTAACAGCTGATTAACTTTTGATTCATCTGCTGTAAGTTTAATAAATTCTTTGTACGCTTCTTTACGCTTTTTGACATTAGAAAGCTTTTTCACCTTCTCTATCTCAGTATCGTAAATATAATATTTATACCTACGGTTAGTACCTATAGCTTGCTCATCTTCTGCAACGTATGGATGAGCACACGCAAATTTGTAACGTACATAATCCATTATATTAATAGGATCACCATCTTGATCTAAACCAACTTCTAACTTTGTACCTGAATTTTCTACAAGTATTGTTAAGTTTTGAAAGTATCTTTTTACTTCTTTCTGAAAATTAACATCTTTAGAATCTACTCCGATTATTCCTGGTAACCATTTTTTTTGTTCACCAAAAGATAATCCTGTATTTATATCTCCGTTAGCTCCAAATGTGGATCCAATTTTACGTTTAGCTTCTGCATAAACGTGATCAGGAAGATTAGTTGCATTTGCCTTCCTTTTAAGTATTACTGTTCTTGACATAATTATAAAATTTACTAATTAAAAAAATAGTGTACTAGGGGATATAAAATACCCCCTAATTCACTATATAAAATCATTATGATTTCACACACTCTAAGTGCAAGCAGTTTGTAGCTCTTCTAATTGCAATTCCGCACTCTTTCATAAAGTGTACAGATGCACCGTCTACGTCGTTTGCTCTTAGTGAGTTTCCACCACTAAATCCTGGAGGAACACTTGCTCCGGCTACTGCCCATCTAACAAGTTCTCTTCCTTTTCTAGAAATCATTTGAACGTTCTTTTGACCGTCATAAGATGACATGTCTAAGAAAATCATTCTGTATGATTCTAGAGGTAGTCCTGACACTGGGTGTTTTGGACTGTTCAATGCTCTCGCACCGTGATCAAATAAAGGTAAGTGTCTTACCGTAATTACGTGACCATCAATGTGCTTGTATGAAGTAAAGAATCCACCAAATTGAAGAGCTGAACTTCCTCCTGACATAAATGCACTAGGATCTGTGTTCTTAATATAAGAACCTGAAGCAAGCTCGTCTTTCATAGCTGTATCGAATTCTTCCATACCACCTAATCCTGTAAACAGAACAATGTTCATGTCTTGAGCATCAGAAGCTCCATATAGAGCGTCTCTTACTACAGACTTGATTTTTGCTGCTGTTAATGCAGAATAAGAATCTACGTTAGGAATCTGCTCAATAACTCCAGCTCCTAAAGGAATTGGTTTGTTATTGTCATCTTTAAGATTGATAGTTCCGTCTGAAGATCTGTTGTATTTAGAATACCATAAAGCATATTCTGTTTCTTCTTTCCATCTTAACATATGCTGATATTCTTCGAAGTCATACCATAGGTTAGTCTTCTTACCATCAACATTAAATTCAAAATTAACCACTCTGTCAGGCATGTTTCCTTCATATCTGTAGGACTTTCTGATTAGAGAGATTTGGTTTCTCATTTTAGATGGAGCAACCCAGTTACTTTCGTTACCAACTGAACCAGAGATAGCAGTAGGTGCAAATAATTGTACCCATTTTTTGTCTGCTACATCACCTGAAGCTACTGAATCAGTACCATCAGCCGTAACTAATTGTAGTGTGTATACCCATCCACCGTCAGCCTCATATGGATCTTCCATAATTCTGGCTTGTATGCCGCCTTCACTTTCAATAATGTATTGCTTAATGAACCATTTTTCATCAAACTTAACTTTAAATCTAGTAAAGTTGACACCTGAACCGCTTACTAGAGACGAAGCTCTAACGGTCTTGTTTAATCTACCCATTACTGGATAGTCATACTCAATATCATTGATGTAGTTAACCGCACCTACACCCTCTGTTAGAAAAGATAGAGGAAACCTCTTGTCTTCTTTTCCAGCTAGATGAGTGATTACCGGTGAAAGTACATCAGGCTGAGTAAGGAGAGCGTTCGCTAACGAGTTTTCGTCAGTCATACCCTCAGCGTTGAAAATATCTTCGTATAAACGAAGCTTTTTAGCGTTATCTGCTGCCATGATAAATAAAAATTAAAAATTAAAAATTAAATTAAATTAACTAAATAGCTTATCTAAAGACGGTACACTAGTTCTCTTTTGAGACTTATTGTATCCTCCTTTATTACCCTTCATTCTTCTAGTTGCTGTTTGTGTATTCGATTTTAATTTTGCTTTCAAATTCACAGCCTGCCTTGTGGTTGCTTTGGTATTTACGAGTTTAGATATGTCAAGACCCTTATAAATAAGGAATTCCATAGCTAATATAGATTCTTGATCCATCTTTTCTCTATCTAATAATCGTTGACTTCTTCCTTGTGCGTCCACTGGAGTTGCCATCCAATTATAGAATTTTTTCTTGTCACTCTCTGGAATTGTAAAATCTCTTAGTTTACCGTTATTGATAATACCAGATATTTCACTCCAGGTTTGTTGAGTTTGTTCTGCAGCTTGCTGAGCATCTTTTTGTTGTTGTTCTAACAACTGTTTTTTATTCTGCTCTTGCGTAACTGCTAATTTATTTACAGCTCTAGATGCATTCTTATATAATAATTTAGCATCTTCATAATCTTGGACAGTATCAGCAATTTCTTCTGGTGTATATCCTTGATGACCTAAAAACGTTTCGACAATCTTTTTTTGCATGCCTACGTCTTTTTCATCTATTTTTAAAGTATTAAAGTCTATCTCTTTTGCTGCGACTTTAAAATACTTTTCAGGATCTCCTCCAGATATTCTGTAGTTTAAATATTCCTGTATATCAGGAAAAGCTGAAAATACAGATTCAAATTGCTCTTCTGCCATTTTTGTAGCTGCTGCTTTGGTCAAACCTATGATTCCATCATAGTCTTCTCCAAATTCTCCATCAATTTCATATCCTAGTCTATCTTTTAAACTTTGGATAATTGTTGGCTCAGAGCCTTCTTCAGACTCAGAGTTTTCAGCTACTGGTTCTTCAGTGGCATCAGTAACAGGCTCTTCAACACTCTCCTCAGATTGTGTTTCCTCCTGTGCTTCACCTTCTACAGGTGTTTCTTGTACATTTCCTGATTCATCTGTTGCTTCAACAGTTTCTTCTACTTTTTCCTCTACCGGTTCTTCTGGCTTAGGATCGGTAGAATCAGGAATCGATTGATCATTTAATAACTTGCTTACAGTTACCTTTGATAAATCTAGGTTTTCTTCTTTATTACTCATTTTTACAAAATTAATTAAATTATACTAGTTTCTATCTAAAATATATATGGTTCATATTTACCTTTATATATAGTCTTTTTATTATTTTTTAGCAGCTGTTTTCTTTTGTACTGCTATTTTTTTCTCTTCAATGTCTTTCTTGTTTCTTATCTCTTCTTTTTTAACTTGAAGTTTTTCTCTTTCTAGCTGAACTTTAGCTAGATCTACTTGATCATTTACTCCATTATCATTCATATCTTGATCTACAGCTTTAGCTGCAACTTTCATTTGTTCTATTTCTATTTTGTTATCTCTGTCTTTTTGATTTTCAGAGGCTTCAAAATCTCTAGCTGCTTGCTGCGACTGAGCTTGTGCTTGTAGTTGTTCTGATTGCATTTGTTGTGCTTGTTGCTGTTGTTGAGCTTGAATTTGTTTTTCTAGCTTGTCAACTTCTTGCAATTTTGTTTTTATCTGTGCAAAATTATTTCCTTCTAAAATTTCTGCTATAGTAGAAGGTTGACTTCCGTTTTGTGCAAATGATAATGTTAATTGTTTTAATGCTTGTAGCTTATCTTGCTCAATAGAATTATTTTTAACAAATACACCAAACTCTGCTTCTTGGAATAGTCCAGGATCTACATCTAATATTGCTTCTCTGTAGTCACTAGTTACATATTGTGTTTTCTTACCATCTTTATATGCAACTTTTGCAGTATCTAATAAACCGTTAAACTCTCTTTCAGTGAATTTATCGAACCTTCTAAATAACTCTTCAGTCATAACAGAAGATTGGAACACAGCTCTTTCTGTTGCTCCAATACCATCAGATGCTTGCACTTGTCCTTTTCTTTGTCTAGATATTCCTACTAGTTCTTCCCATTCCATTTTTACAGATTGTAATAGCTGAAACTGTGCCGCTATATATTGTCCTAGACTCATATCTAATACTTGGAACTGATTAAAAGAAACTCTTTCTCCTCTTTTACCTTCTGCAGTAGAATCTATAAAAGCATATCCCATTGCATCAGCATAATACATAAATTTCTCTTCGTCCCATCCATGTCTTTTAGGAATAGTATTCATTTCCATTAACATGATCTTATCTTTGTTTTTTGCAATAGATAATTCTAATCTATAATGAAAAATGTTATACAAGATCTGGTAGGGTACGCCCATGGAAACTATGGATACCTGATCCGAATGTCTATTTGAGTAGATTCTTCCGTTGTAGGGGAGCTTACAAATTGAAAGATTAGACATTTCGTTTCTCTGTACTTGATGGGGTCTGATGTTGACATATATATCACCATCTATTCTGTACCCTTCCCAAACCTGATTAACCCAAAAATATTCTACATTTTCGTTAGCTTCTTTGTCGATTTTATAGGTTTCATCAACAACCATATTTTGTTCTTGACCCATATCATCAAAATAAGTTAGTATACCTATTCGTGCAAAAGACTTCCATGTTACATGTAAAACCTCTGCAAATCTTTCTGCATCTGTTTCTGGATAGTTAGGACTAAATGGAGAAATCATACCAGTAGATGTTTTTTGTGATGGGTTTTCTAAACGATCTATTTCAGAATCTTTTAATACATCATAAAAATTATCTACAATAGCATTAACACTCATCATCTTACGTCTTACACACCAATCACCATCTTCTATAAACTGTATATCTGGTGATTTTTCATAATCTATATCTAAAGGAGATACTATTTCATATTCAACATCATCCATACATATATCTTTGTATGTATAAACTTCTCCTGCTACTAACCAATCAAAAAAGGCAGTTTGTAAATTATCTGGTAATTCTAACTTATCTATTAAATAATCTAAAGTTTGTTGACCCATAACTGCTCGAATATCTTTATAGTTTCCTACAATTTCTTCTTGCATTGATTGAAGTTGTGGTAATTCTTTAGAAGGCATTCCAGTATCCATGCCCATTTCATTTAAATCATTAACAAACTTTTGTTCTAAATATTTTCGTAATTCTTCTTTCATTAATTCATCTTGCATACTTTGCATATCAGAATTACGTACGACCACTTGATGTGAGAAAGGTCTTTTTGCTTTTTCTCCTAATAGTAAATCTATAACAGGTTTAATAATGTTGTAACTACGGAGTTTAGCAGGAAATCCTTTTGTTTTATGTTTTTCAGAGTTATAAGGATTGATTACATAGTTATAATCTGCCTCGGATAAGTTACCATTATAAGCATCATAATATTTATGCATATGAGATTTGTGTTGACTAGAGAACTGTGTTCTGTCAATAAAAGCATTCATGGATTTTTTCCCCCACTCTTTAGTTTTCCGACTTCGAGGGAGTTTTTGCTTCGGAATTCTACTCATGCTTACAAATTACTGAAAAAATCTTCTATTAAAAAACGAATTGTCAGATTCTTCGTATTCTGCTTCTATCTCTTTATTATAGAGATCTTTCATATGAAACATACCAACTAAAAGAGCAGATACACGGTCAAAATTGCCTTTTGTATTGTATTTTATTAGCTCATCTATTAAAGCAATGTCGTAAATATAGTGTAAATTAAGTTTACGATCACCATCTTCTTGTGTTCCTCTAGGTGTTCTTAACCAATCACGTAAATATATTTCTGCTTGATTCTTTCTATGACTAGATCCCATAGATGTACCATATGTTCTATTTAATCTACGTATACGTACACCATCTGTTTTATCAAACAGTTCTGCTTCAGGCATTAGATAATTTAACATTCTGTGTCTTTTAGCATAAGGTATTACTTCACCTCTATCATTTTCAAATCCAATTTGTGCATTATAATATTTAGCTAATAAAAATAAATTATAATTATATTCATCTTGAGTTTCTGGTCTACCTACATATGATGCAACAATCATATCATCTGGTTTAGAAAAATTGTTAACTCTTTTTATAACGTAAGCTGCTCCTAACGATGCACCATATCCATCACTTGCATAGGGGTCATGAACTATAAAATATAAATCATCAGGTATTTTATCCTGTTTAAATGCAGGTGCTTGATACATAACGATACACCCACGTACATCATCTGACTTATTATGTGGAAACTTCATAACAGGTCTTACTTTATCACTAGGTCTAAATAGTAAACCTGTAGAAGTCTCTACTAGTATTCCATTAACTGCCATTTTATTATGTAATCCTGTTCTCATTAACTCATTACGCCATGATACTAAAGCTGCACCAGGAAA